GTAGGCATTCCGGGCTCTGAGTTGCGTGCCATTTCTGATGATCAACAAATGATTCATCTTTTCGCGTCAATACCTGACACAAAGCAAGAAATCGTTCAAGAGAACATCAGTGTCCCGGGGCTTGGAACGTTTGAGGTAGAAGCAGCTGGGTACAGAGTTAAAAAGCGAGACATCAGGCTAAACAAAGAGTTTTTGCGTAAGCCAAGAACGTCTTTGACTAACGGGTTATCGACGATCCCAAGCGCAGTAAAGCGTGAGGACGTTTTACCTCAAGAGCAATCTGGAACGTTCCGTCGTGCTATTTCGATGGAGTTTGCGGAAACTCTAGGCAATCTTGATCCACCGGGAAGAACAGGCGCTTTCTTCTATGCAATCTTTGGGAACCCCGATAATTTTGCAGTTGGATCAGAGCATTCAAAAGAGCAATGGGAGGTTGTAGGCGATAAGTGGATAAGAGTTAATTGGAGGGTTCGCGTAGATGCTTTGCCCGCTGGGCATTATGCAATATCGAACGGTGTGCAGAATACTTACCAAGCAATCGGCGCTGACATTGTTGGCAGTTCGCCTGGATTCTCCATCGGCGAGAGAGTTTCATTTAAGCGTGGCTTAGGGTCAACTTTGGCTCAAGGATCGACAAGCGCCTACCCGGATAGCAACAAATTCAAAAACAATCACCCTAACGGCAGTATTACGTTCTCAGGCTTTGTCTATCGAATTTCCAACGTCAACACCACAAGTATTCCTGAAGGTCGTTCTGGTGCTTATTACTATGAACTGTTTGGCGATGCCAGCAATCTTGCGATTGGCGATACTAAGACAACAATTCGTTCCATGACGAATGGTTCTAAGCAACTAAGGGTTGAAATAACTGGAGTGGTCGTAAGCTTGCCTGGCGGTCATTTTACTGGGCTCAAGCAAAGGTGGGAGCAGCTAGAACTTGTTGCTGTTGATGATGGATTTACTAACTCGAACTGGAATAAAGGAGATGTTGTTGATGACACCGTAGGTCTTGGGGCTGGCAACAATCCTTTTTACTGGACTTATGACAGAGTTGGTTTCAAATACAAAATCAATGACCTGAGAGAGGCTCCGCAAGTAGTTAATTTATCAGGCGAAACTGAATTTGAAAGTCAAAGCCAGTACGCAGACATCAGTTTTTATAGAGGTTTGGTGCAGAAGTCAAACGAATCAGAACCTGAGCACAGCATCGTTTATGTGAACGAAATCTTGCCTAACAACGGCACACCAGAATATGGTGCATTGACGCTTGCTGGTTTGTCTTTGAAGGCTAGCCGTAACTTCACGAGTCTGGATCAAATGCGTTGCTGGCTTGGCAGTGGATTGAACGTATATCGCTTGCATCCTGATTACGCTTCTGCTCAAAACAATCCGTATGGAGACAGTTCAAGTCCTACGTTCCAGCAACGTTCTGGCCCTAGCAACTTATTCACGGATCTCGTTTTTTATCTGCTAACGAACCAGACAGGTGGAGCGGGAACTCTTACAGGAATGAGTGCAGTCAATCCATTCTTGCTGAACCAGCCCGACTTTGAAGAGACTTCCCGCTTCTTGCACAAGCAAGAGTTGTTTTTTAACGGCGTAATTGCGGAACGGACTAATCTTCGTCAATACATCACGGACACTGCACCATATTTCTTGTGCAACTTTGTGATCATGGATGGCAAGTTTTCTTTGCTGCCTGCCATTCCACATAACCCATTGAGCGGTGAAATCAACCTTGGCCCAGTAGTAATTGATCAGCTATTTACGGCAGGCAACATTCTTGAGGACACCTACAAGGTTGAGTATCTAAGGAGCGAAGAGCGCAAGAGCTTTAAGGCAGTGATGCGTTACAGGTTTGAATCAAGGAATAAGTTGCCAGAAGAACGGGTCATGGAGGTCACGCTAAACAGTCAAACAAACACTGGCATTCCTGAAGAACAGTTTGACCTGACTCAGTTCTGCACGTCTAGGAATCATGCGATCAAGGTCGCGCAGTATTTCTTGGGCATTCGCAAGCTTGTAACCCATACGATTAGTTTCTCGACCACTGTCGAAGGTTTGAATCTGCGAGCTGGTTCGTACATCAAAGTCATCACTGAAGCTTCTCCGTACAGCAGCGCAAATAACGGCACGGTTAGCACCACTGGAGCGGTTACAAGCGCCAGCGATCTCCCTGATGGAACGTATGACGTTACTTATTTCAAAACAGGTTCAGATGATGTCGCTGACGGTCAAATGCAAGTCAGTGGAGGACGAGTTGCCGATTCAACGTTCCACGATTCTGTGTTCACCATTCGAGACGCAACAGTGTCTCAAAACATCTACGTGGTTGAGCAGCTAACGTTCTCACAGGAGGGCACGGTCGATATTGTGGCTTCTGAGCATCCTTGCGATAGCAATGAAGTCAGCGAGCTTGCCAAGCTTGTAGCAAACTCCAATTCTGTCAACGTACAGGACACCTAATGGCTTTCGCTCCGTTCCCTGATCTGATTCCGACCTCTCGCTCGTTTGAAGCTGGGGATTACCCGGTCAAAACGTTTAAGGCGCAAAACGGTGCTGAGCACCGGATTTTGTATGGCAGCAACCGCACCAACATGAAGCTGTCACTGACTTTTGCCAACATCACCGATGCTGACGCTGAGCTGATTTTGGATCACTACGACACAGTGCAGGGGACGTTTGGAACGCTGTCTGTAAGCCCAAGCAGTGGCAAAGGCGGTTGGCAAGGCAATGAGGATGCGATTGGCGCAGTAGCTAATGGCAATTCTTATCGATATGAGAATGCCCCTCAGATGACTCAGGTGCGTCCCGGTATCAGCACTGTTACAGTGAATTTGATTGCTGTGATCTGATGGCAAAGGTCTACACCGGCAGGGATGGCGTATTGCAGCTCGGTGGAACGACCCTTGCCAAGGTCGTCAATTTCCAGGTGTCGTCAAGCCTTGAAACGCTTGAAACGACGACGTTGAACGAAAACCTGCGCAGCTATACGCCTGGGGTTGTCGGCTACAGCGGTAGTGCAACGTTGTTGTATTACAAAGATGGCAGTGGCAACATCAACACAACCAATGTTCTCAATAAGCTCTACAAAACAGGAACTAGCGGTGTAAGCAGTAGCGATACCGTTGAACTGACATTTCGTTGGATTGATGGAACGGATAATAACGACATCAAGATGACCGCTTATATCACCAGTGCGTCTATTGGAGCGGCAACGGGTGACATCGTTCGAGCTGAAATTGCGTTCCAGGGCACTGGTCAGCTGTCTACCGTAACGATCTCATGACGGTATATCTCGGAGCTCAAGGCGAAATTGAATTAAAGCGTATTTTTAATGGTGGTGCGCTGCAGTCCACCATTGACGCCGCTGATGTCAACGCATCGCGTAAGCGTTTTAGCTTTGATTTTGAGCATGGACAGTTAATTACTGGCGATCAAGTTCAAATTACAAGTACAAACGGAAGTGCTTTAAGTTTCATCAGTGGTTATACCGACACAAGCATTACAAGGTTCGTTCATGTTGACGAGCTAGACGGCATCAGGCTTTACGACTCTTTTGGCAGTGCTGTCAACGGAGGGACGACAAATGCGATAGCACTTGCCACGCCAGGTGGTTCTATCCCGATCGAGGTAAGTGTTCGCGGTTCTGCCAAGCGCATACTTGCGCAAGTTAGCAATTTTGAAATAAATACTGAACGCGAAACGGTAGACACGACAGTTCTGTCGGATGAGTTTCGCACAAGAGTAAATACGTTGATCTCAGGTTCAGGTCGTATCACTGCATTTTGGGAATATACGGGCAATCAAACTCAAGAAGTGCCAATGTATTTATACGAGTTAGCTCACCGTACAAAAGTTGGCAGTAATTTTAGTGGCAATTTTTACATCAAAAAATCTGATTACAACCCTGACGGACTCCCAAGCCAAGGAAATGATGAAGTGTGGTGGCAGGTCGAAGGGATCATTACGGCAGCGGCTATTCAATTTACGCCTGACAGCGCAGTGCAGATTACTGCTGATTTCATAACGACAGGCGAGTTGCAGCTACGGATGAAGTTGGAGCCTTCAGGCGACGCTCTCTTGCAAGAGGACTCCGGTCAAATACGATTGGACCAGGACAGCTCCGCTAGAGTGCTGTTACAGCAGGATTTTTAACCCGGAGCTAGCCGCCCATGGCTGACCTAAAAATTAGTGAGCTTAATGCGCTTGCTGGCTCTGCTTTAGCTTCCGCGGATCTGGTTGCTGTTGTCGATAACAGCGCCAGCGAGACCAAGAAGCTGACGATTGGCGATCTTGTTGCCAATGGCGTCACGCTGATCAGTGACGACACGATTCCTGGCGCAAAGATTCTGTTTGCCGCAGGCGATATTGCGACAGCAGACATTGCTGACTCTGCGATCACCACGGCCAAGCTTGCAGATGATGCTGTTACTGCAGCCAAGCTTGCTAACGAATCAACAGTTGATCTGGTCACAACGCTGCCTGCCTCTGGAGCGTTTACAGGTCAGCTTGCTTTAGATACGGATGACAACAACCTGTATTGCTGGGACGGCAGTGCATGGCAAAGCTTGAAGGCTGCTGGATCAATCAACAGCGTTAGCGGCAGCACCGTTGGCATTGTTGACATCACAGCAACAACCACTGGCAGCAGTGTTGCGATTGCAGCAGTCATCAATGACTCATCTGCAGCCAATCAATTTATGGCTGGTCCCACCAGTGCTGGTGGTGCAGTTGCGTTCAGAACGATTGACGGCAGTGATCTTCCGGTTGCAACCACTAGTGCCAAAGGTGGTGTGATCGTCAACGGTGAAGGACTCCGCATGGACTCC